GCGCTGCGACTCCGCTAGTTCCTCCGTTGTCACACCGTACCCTTTATGGATTGGCGGGGCAATGGGTATACCGCCAGCGTTATCTTCCCGGTCTGACGGTTGTGGCTTTCGACCCGTATACCCAAGGAAGTCAGAGAGCGCAGCAGCGTCTCCCAATCCTGCTGTGTCATCATCCACGATCAAACCCCTCGCGTGCGATCTCACCCATACGCTTACGCCACTTGTGTTCATCCCACTCGGCGATAGCCCACATCACAAGACCACCCAACGTCCACCCGGCAATCATCGCCAGCAGCACAATCACAGCCGTCCAAGCAATATCCTCGCTCACAACCCCACCCGCTTCCTGATGCCTTCGGCACCCTCCATAAGGAACACTTCATTCACATCCAAACCATCCGGCATGGACACCACCACAGCCACATCAATCGCCTGCATAATCTTCTTACCCATATCCCTACCAGCCTGATCCCCGTCCGTGAGGACAAGCACCTTCCGGTAGTCACTGAACGCACGCGCATACCACGACTTCCAACCATTAGCACCAGGCATACCCACAGCCGGAACACCCACCATGCTATGCATCACGATAGTGTCAATCTCACCCTCGCAAATACAGATAACATCAGAGTCCTCCTGGAACGCGAGCACGTTGTACATGTGCTGCTCCGCACCAGCCCTAGACATGTACTTCGGTGTCTCATCCGGGTGCAGGGCACGGAAACGTAAATCAACCGGCCCGGTCGGTGTCAGGTACGGTATCGACAATCGACCAGTGTAGGTTTCATGCCCGATCATTGGTTCTTTCACGAAGCCTAGGCGGTGTGTACGAGCGGCTTCGCCGTTTATCCCGCGTCCGAGAAGATAGTCGGCTATATCCCCGACTTGATTGTAGTACGTTTCGGTCGCTTCCTTCAGTGAGTTCTTCGCATCGACGGACAGCATCGGGATAGTTTACTTTCTCGTAGTAGCGGACAACATCTATAGCGTCACCTTTGAAGTCGCATGCTAGGCATTTGATTTGCCCTGCGTCTAGGCTGACACGGCATGATGCGTGAGCATCTTCGTGGGCGTGGCATCGAACCGACTGCCAGGGTCCTCGTGGGGATGGTAGGTCCCAGCCGTAGTGTTCTAGCACGGGCCAGATATCGAACCGGGCTTCAGTCATTGGGTAGACCTTTGGCTCGTTCGATCTTGCCCCACTGCCGTCCGGCTTCGTAGGCTGCTTCAACTTCCGCTTCAATGTCATACCCAATAATCTTGGATGCCAGCCAATTCCGGAACACGAACCAGTTCATGTGATTCCTCCTAGTCTCATCAGGTCTAGCAGGGTATCAAGGGTCATGGTCACTCGCGCCTCACCGGTACCCTTCTGGCGTGTCTTCGTGACCACGACAGGTACCGTGGGCATGCCATACTTCAATTCAAAGTTGCAGGATTCAATGTCGGCTTGTCGCAGGAACTCAGCCATATCCTGCTTCTTCACGTTCTTCGCTTCGATCACAATAGTGAACTTGGGTAGGGTGATGGACACGTCACCGATGTCTTTGCTACCTGCCCGTGGCAATCGCCTAGCGGTTACCCCTGACTCGTTGAGGTAGTTCTCCAGGTCCGATTCGAACTTGGTTCCCTTGACCTTGTTGTAGGTGCTCACGAGTCTAGGTCTTTCAACTGCATGTTCGTCGGGAAGTAATCCATCCACAACGCTGTCTTACCCGTAGCGTCAGCGGGTCCGTAACGGTTCTTCACGGCAGCAGCAGCCATCAGGCCAGGTTCACTGGAGGACAGGGTGACAATCAGGGATGGTACTTGTGCGATCTTGCCGTGTAGGGATGCTCGTGGTGGGCACGGGTAGCCCTCGTACCCTTCACTCGTGTGATGCAGGATGAGGAACGCTGCCCCCGTGTCCCGGCTCCACCACTTCACCTCACGCATCAACGACCTGAGGCTAGAGAACTCATCCCCGCTATCGTGAGTTACATCCACGGCGTTGTCCACGATCACGAGGCTAGGGTTGTCACCCATCAGTTCCCGGTACACGTTGATCTCATCCTCCAGATCAGCGAGTGTCGGTGACGCATCGAACATCCACCTGATGTGGGAGACGTTCTCCTTCAACATGGCTGAAGCCCATTCCGGTTCACTGACCATGCGTTCTTCCACCTCAGCCTGAGGTAATCCCGTCACCATAGCGAGGGACCGGATAGCCATAGTGGACTCATGCGAATCAGCACTGGCGTACAGGGTGGGTACCCGTGCCTTAATCGCTATCGCTAAGGCCACCGTGGATTTGCCTGCACCGGGTGGGCCAGCGATCATGCTGACCTCACCACGGCGAACAGACATTTGGTTATCGGTCCACGACTTGAACGGCATGGGCACGGTGGTGCCGCCTTGGTCGATGTTCCGGATAGCCCGGTCTAGCAGTCTCATGCCGGGAAGTTACTCCACTCCGGTGTGCCACGAGTAACCCACTGCGGTTGACACTGCGTCGGGTCACCCTTCGGTGCGCTACACATCCACGCCTTCCACGGTCCCTTACCGGACGCACCACTCTTAGCGACCTTAGGTCCATGCTGGCATTGCGGGACACTAGCGTTCGTGAACGCAGCAGGAGCAGACACCTCAACGGTAGCGGCAGTGTGCGCTGGGGCAGATGTCTGGGCCACGTTGCCCACGGCACGGGCAGCCACGATCAAGTCATAGCATTGCTGCAACGACTCGTGTGCCTTCTCCAGTTCCTCCACGAACTCAGCATGCGTGTCCGCTTGCACGGTTCGTAGACTGTCACCGATCTTCACGGTGATCTTATGCGTCGGTTCGGTACTCATTGCTTCTCCTTCAAATCATCCCCGAAATCGGGTGTGTACTCTTGTGATCCGTGAGCATAGCAGAACTTCTTCACCCCACAATAGTCACACATCATCGTGATGTGCGGGACGAATATCTGCATGTCGATGGCTTTCTTAACGTCCCGCATCCAGCGTTCCACCATCGGTAGCGGGTACTGGTCTAGGTTGTACACGGTGTCTAGGGTGCCTTGCCGTGCCATCCAAAACGCACCGTACTGTGGTGCTTCACCGAACTGCTGCTGCAACGCGAGACGATACACGGCTAGTTGCAACCCGGCCTGCGGTGGTTTGCCCGTCTTCAAGTCCACGATCATCGTCTTGCCCGTGGCCTTATCCACAAACACCCGGTCAATGTAGGACTTCAAGGTTACGTCCCCCGGCAACTGTACCACGACACCTAGTTCGATAGCAGGCACACCTTCAGGGGTGTGCCAGATGTCCAGGTTGGGGTTCTGTAACCGCCAGGTGTAGTAGTTGTGGACCATGGTGGGTCCTTCAGCGAGCCACCAGTTCTTGTCTTCCTTGTTAGGGTAGGCTTTGGTTGCTCTGCCCCCGGCCCTCCATGGGCCTGCGGGGGCTTTGGCTTCCTCTTCGGCTAGGGTTTCTCTGAAGGCTGCCAAGCCTGCTTCGTAGGCTACTGCACTCATGCTTGTCCCCCACTTACAAGAGACTTCCAAACGCGGGAGGGACGCCCATGTCCAAGCGGACTTGTCGAAACAGTGAATTGACTTGTTGCAACTATAAAACCATCTCGCTGAAGTCTACGCATCACTGGTCCCATGGCGCGGGGTTCATGGGTACTAGAGTCGGAGTCACTTAAACCCTCCCACACGTCTTCACTCGTGAAGTAATGTTTAACCTTGGCTAGTTCATAGCCTTTTGAGTATGCAATATCTTTCCATTCAGTGTTAGCGTTCTCGTCAACCTGCTTGATTGCTTTTTCCCTGGACTCAACAATAAGTTCAAGTAAATCTTGTTGACCGCTCATGCTTTCTCCTTCAAGAGTTGATGGTCGATAGCATCGGCAGCAGCATGCACACTTGTGCCCCCAGCGAAGTACCAGGCTGGGTCTTCTTGTACACCGACGATCTTGGTGAGTCGGTATTTCTCGCCACAGGACAGCCAGGTGGTGAACTGGCTGTGGCTCAGGTAGGTTTCATTTTCCATGGCGAAGTTATATCACATGTTTGGTTGTGTTAAACAACTGTGACACGCCCCGGCGTGTCGGGTTGACAACTATAGTTTTAATAACTACAATAAAAGCCCCGGCCTTTGAGGGCCGGGGCTATACTATAGTTATATAATTATATATATATATATATTTACTATAGTGTTCTATACTAGACTTGGTACCAAATGTGGATTAGTTTAAGTTTCAACTTTAGATTTGTACGGTAACCATACAAAATACCTGTAACCGTTTACACGCCCTCAGAGACGACGAAAACTCCCCCCGGTCATATGATACCAACCAGGGGGAGAAAACGTCTCTACGGCCCTCACAGGGCCGATTTAGGGGGGTTAAATCAAGGGTTTCGGATACGTCCAGAAGGTGTGATGCCGAGGGCTTTCATCTCAGCCTTCACCTGAGCAACATTCGGCCTCTTGATCACCAGGTGCATGGGGTCCCAGAACCTCTTATAGTCCCCACCCCACTCCAGCAGCCGGTACTTCTTCAAAAGCCTACGCATACGGCGAGCCTTCACCGGATGCCTAACCCAGAACGTATTGCTCTTCGACTGGCTGCCCTCTTTCGTGGCATTCAAATCAATAGCCACACCGCCACAATGATCCGAGATACGGCTAGATGCACGACCCGTACGCACCGGAGCCCACGCCCAATCATCAAACGTGCCCCGGTCAATCGGTGCGATCAACTTATGATACTCACTAGCGAACGCCACCAGATACGGACCCACATCCTTCCGAAGCCGCATCTTCCGCTTCGTGCCAGGGATCGTGAACAGTTTCAACGTCGGGCTGTTCCCATCCTTGATAACAGGCCAGCCATTGATCGTGGTCTTACTCACTATGCCGACCAAACCTCGGGTTCTCGCCATTCAAATAGTCAATCAAAACCACCACCGCAGGTGGCACAGCCACCACCAAGATCGGCGGCAAACCAAACCCGGCAATGTTGTCCACCACATACGTCAACGCGGTAGCAGCGAACACCTTCAACGCCACCCCGAGAGGGTGATCGTTGATGAACGACATAAAATCCTTAAACGAATTACTCACAGCAAACCCTCCACGTCATGCTCTAGTTTGTCCACGTCATCCTCCAGTTCAAGGACAGCGTTCTTCAGGATGGTCATATCAACAGTCAAAGCATCAATCTTCTTATGCAAATCCGACAACGAGAAACCACCATTAGTTTTCGGTTGAATCTGATACGTCGCAGCCTTAATCTTCGTGTTAATCCACCAACCCAAAGCACCCAGCAGAATACCCATGATCGTGAGCGTGGAAAGAACCAACCCGGCAACCTCATTCGGAGACATCACACAGTCCTCAACAGAATCCGAGCGACACCACCAGAGCCGTGACGTTTCGTACCAATTGACGGTGCAGCAGTACGGTTATAGGAAACCTCCTCCACATACACCTCCAGTTGCTCACCCGTCGTGAAGTCACGGAACACCACCGTGGCACCCGCTTCCTCCAGGCCCTTCAATGCCTTAAACTTCCGGTAAGCGTTACCGTAAGCGCCATACTTGCCGCCCTGACGGTCAGTCTCCCAATCGAACATGAGCACCGGAATCTCCAGTAGTTCATTCCTGCGAGGAGAAGGCACCGCACGAATCTGATACCCGATCATCTTCGCGGAACAACCACACGACGGATTCGACTCCAGTTTCAAAGCGATATACAGGTCAGTGGATGGGGATGGGACAGCAACGTTCAGTTTACCGACCTGATCCTCGTTAGCGCCCGTCACGGAAACAATCGGGTCCCAGTTGGAGGGGCTAGTGATACCGAAGATGTTCGCGTAAGCGGTGATCGTGCCCTGCAAACCATTCACACCCAGCAGACGCAGGTCCCTCCAGGCTTTCTTCTCCATCGTGCCAAGCCGGATACGACCAGACTCCAACCAGCCCTCAGGAACGTATGTGGATTCTTGCCGGTACACCCCGCCGGGGGTGCCGGTGACAGCGAACCACAACTTGTCATTAGCCACGGTCACACCGATACAATCCCCAGCATGATCCACAGGTGTGCATAAGTCTGCGGCGTAAGCGAAATCCAGGGGCGTGTTGTTCACGATCTGGCCTAGGTTCATGCGGTACAAGCCGGGACGCAAGTTACGGTTACCAGACCTACCCTGATCCCGAACAGTGAAATACAGGTAACGCCCGTAAGCGACAGCGTCATCGACCGGGCCACCGTCATAGATGAGAGGACCAACCGTGAGTGAACCGTCCTGATTGATCTGTGCCACACGCACACCCAGTGTGGTGCCGATCACCAGGAACGAACCCACATACTGGTACATGGAGAGAATGTCCTCACCGCGAGGCATCTCCGTCACGATGATCGGTTGATCCAAAGTAACAGAGGTGGACGTGACATCAATGCCGATACTGTAGATGGCACTGAACTCACCGGAATACCCTGATGCGTAGATGCTGGTTGGTCCGTCAGCGAAGTCAGTCCAAATCCAGTCAGCGTTAGGGTGGGTGTACAGTGCCGTCGGCAACGTCGCAGACGACGGGGTAAGATCGGTTATCTCATGCAAGTCAGCACCATCAGCGTACATGACGCGAGACTTCACCCACCGCAGCAGCGTGTACGGTGGGGTAGACTTGTTGTTGTAAATTTTTGTGCCAGAACCGGACGGCAAATCGCCACGCCAAATACCAGCAGAGTCCGACGCGAGCCAATACTGGCCCGTCTCATCGAACGAATCAATCGTGTCCGATCCACCGTAGGTGATCGCTGTGGATGCGCCAGCGTTCGTGATATACGTGAGTGTCCCCGTGGCACCATAGTTCGCTGCAACTATCACACCCGTACCGATACCGTCCACCTGTATCCATGACGCACTAGCCGTGTACACAGCCGATGTGGAGTTCAGCAGACGCAACTCACCCGGAGTCCACGGGTCCACGCCACCAGACTGGAAGAACCGGAACCGTGCCTCATCACTGTTCACCTCCAGCGGTTCAGCGGAGGACAACCCGGCACCGTAATGCCACGATGACTGCGAGCGAATCCAGTAACCTGAGTCAAGTGACTGTTCACCGGGGTCACGTTCCGTGTCGATACGTTCACGACGGAACCGACCCGTTTCCCTCTTGATCGGGAACTGGTCGTTGGTTGCGAACAGGAAGTTCAGGCTACCGATGGAGCAGTCCCACTTTTGGGAGTCTGGTGTTATGTCACCGGCACCGGAGGGTGCTGTGATGCCGAAGCCGAGATCGTCAACGACTTCTTCAGTGTAGTCGGTAGCCAAAACCATTCCTCCGTTAGAGGGTTACCATTTATTGAGAGGACACGAGGCGTCTTTTAGCCACGTCTTTAAAGCCATGAAACAACCACACTCACGACAGGTGCGGGTCGGCTTAAACAACCTGTCACAGTCTTTGCAAGCGTTCAGCCGAGCGTCACGTATGTCTTTCGTCGTGTAGTTATCGGACGACAACAAGTCCATTGGGCTAACTTGCTTGGCGTGCTCATCGGTGTAGCCACCGTCAGGCAACCGGCCCTCACGGACAGCGGCCTCGTACTGCTCTTGCAGGTAGTCCTCCATGTTGACGGTCATGTCACCTTGCCCCAGGTGTTGCCGATTAGGGTGTAGCCGGTGCCGTCGGTGCCGTCGGAGTAGTTGGTCCAACGCCAGTTCCAACAGGTAACGGTCAACTGGTAGCAGTTTCCGGGGCACGCGCCCCCACAGAAATTGTCGGGAGCCAAAGAACCGGGAGCACCACCACACACCGCACCCGATGTGTTCAAGATCGTTCCACCAGGACAACATTGGTCAGGGCGAGTACCACAACCCGTGCTAGTAACATTTGTATTAACGCTCGTCAAGACGCGAACATGAGGAGCAACCCGCATCGTCTTAGTCGCAGACACCGGCAACCCACTAGCGTAAGCGGCAGTAATCGTCGCATTATCGCTAACACTCGTCAGCAAGTCAGCGGTTCTCGTGGCACCACTCACCGAGTAAAACAACGTAGCCGAATAGTTCGTTATAGTGAACTGACCATCAGCCGTGTACGACAATGCTGGTGTCGGAGCGGCAAACTTAGTTGAAGCAACACCACCAACCAATGTTGGGATCATGCGATCAAAGCCCCAACAGCAACCCACGTATCCGTGGCACGCTTCACCAACGTGGCAGCAGCCCACTGACCAGCGATCTTCAAACCAATATACGAATTAACCGTCACACCCGCAGCACCAGCAATAGTGGTCTGCCCAGCACCCGTCTGCACCACAAGAATGCTCGTACCCACAGGGAACGCCACCGAAGCATTCGTCGGAATCGTCAACGTGTTCGCGGTAGCAACATTCATCTCCACGACCTTCTGAGCATCACCCAACACCAGCGTGTACGAGCCAGTCTCCTCATTCGTGGCAACATTCAGCGGGAAATAATTCGCAGCAATATCGGAGATAGCGGCAACCCCGATCGTGCCACCACCAGCAGCATCCTCATGGTCATGGGCAGCATTAGCGAACGAAGCAATAGTAGGCGTCGTCAACGTCTTATTCGTCAACGTCTGCGTATCCGTGGTACCCACCACCGTGCCAGACAAACCATGCACAGCAGACGAAGCATTCACATGATCGTTTGGTTCATCGAAATCACGAGCAGACACACCATGCTCAACCGTCGCACCAGCAGAATGAGCGGTACCTGACGTGCCATCCACCCCGCGAGTCACCGTGAGTGTCGTACCCGAACGGGCAGACACCGACACCAACTCCTCATTCACCGTATCCTTATCAAGGATCAGCGTGTACGGGTACTGCGTGGGCCAACCCGACACGGCAGTGACACTCAACGTGACAGTCGAACCATCCACACCCGAAGCGAGCGTCGTCCTCGCAGCAGTAGAAGAATAATACCTACGCGCCATAACCCCTCAACTAACGTGTGTAGTACGAACGAACCGGATACAAAGTTTGCAAACCCTTCTGCTCCTCCTGCAAGCGAACCTGATACATTTGCAGAAGGAAACGAGACAACTGGGCAGATGAACCAATACCGCGCTGCTGACTGGAGAAGTCAGCCTCCGCGCTAGAACCACTCAAATGCGGTGAATCGAAGAACGGCACCAAACGGTAC